GGTAGTCAATCACTTTATTCTTGGCAAGATAGAGTGCATACCTTATACAGGTGAACTTGATGAGCTGTGGCGGCCTATAAACGCTGTAGGTGACTTGTATAAACCTGGTGAACGTATTTGTGGGCATAAGGACTGCATCAACAGCAGGCACATAATCACACCGCCTAAACCTGTTGTATCTGATTTAGACATCATTTTGATGAGCAGTGAAATAAGACAACAAGACAAGAGAGCAAGGACAAGATGAGAAGTTTTGATGCAGTGAAGTTGGTGTTAGATAAAGCACCTAAAGATTTGACACCTGTTCAACGTCTTGTGTTGATCCAAATAGCGCATAAGCAGCCTAAATGTTTTGCAACAGTCAAAGAGTTAGGGCGTGAGATTGGGATTAGCCAGGAGAAAACAGTTTCTAAAGCTATAAAGGTTTTGGAGTCTAAACAGTTGATTACTGTGACTCGCAGAGCCTATTCATCTAGCTGGTATGTCTTGGACAGTGGTTTTGTGCAGGGGCGTGAAATACCTGTTGTAGTCAGGCACGAAATACCTGCCCTAGTCAGGCACGCCACGCCTGTTAAACAAACATATAACAAACAATATAACAAACAGGATTTTGAACGTTTTTGGAGTCTTTATCCACGCAAGGAATCTCGTGTGAAAGCTGAACAGGCTTTTAGCATGCTTACACCTAATCTTTCCATTGATGCTTTGCTTTCTGCTACGCAGACTTATAGGGATAGTGTTGCTGGTCGTGAGTTGAAGTTTGTGAAGTTGGCTTGTAATTGGCTTGAGCAGGAATGTTGGTTAGATCAGGTTGAAGTTGAGTCTGTTGATGATTGGATGGGTAGGGCTGTCAATGACTGATTCTAGGTTGCAGCTTGAGAACGCTGTTTTGGGTGGTCTGCTTCGTTTTCCGAAGGTTTGGGATGATTTGCAGTTGATTGCAGATTATTTTGATGATGCTTTGAATCAGCTTATTTTTGGGCGTATTAGTGTTTTGCGTGGTTCGGGTGTTGTGCCTGATGTTTTGTTGGTGAACGCTGGTTTGGATGCTCGTGGTGTTGCTCGTGTGTTTGATTGTGTTGACCTTGCACCACTTTCGGATGTTGCTTGTAAGTTTCATGTCAATCAGTTGAAGGCTATGTGGGCTAAGTCTGAGTTGCGTTTAGCTGGTAACGTATTGGCTTTGAAGTCTGATGATCCTGCTCAGGATGTTTCGGATTTAGTTAGTGATGCTTTGGCTGTTGTGGATAAGGTTTCTGCTAGTCAGGCGCAGTTGCAGATTAGTTATCCTGGAGAGTATTTAGGGGAGTATGTTGCTGAGATGCGGTCACGCCCACCTTTTATGCCTTCTTGTTGGAAGCGGTTGAATAAGTTTATTGGCGGTTTTAGGCCTGCAGGTTTTTATGTTGTTGCTGGAAGACCTGGTGAGGGTAAAACGATTGTTGCTTTGCAGTCTGCTTTTGAGTTGGCTAAGTCTGGTAAGCATGTTTTGTATTTCAGTTTGGAGATGCCTGCTTTGCAGTTGCAGCATAGGTTGTTGGCGCAGTCTTTGAGCATTGATTATTCTAAGATCGCTAATGATGAGCTTGATTTCAAGGTGACTGAGATTGTTGATGGTGATTTGTATGAGTTTTCTGCTCGTGAACAGGTTGCTAATGCTTCGGCTGTTTTAGGTTTTGGTTTGGGTGTGGTTGCTGGTTCTAGGTTGACTCCTAACATGGTTAGAGCCTATATTTCTGCTGCTTCTAAATCTCGCCCTGTTGATGCTGTGTTTATAGATTATTTGGGTTTGATGCAGGATGATGTTCAGCATCGGGATAAGACTGCAAAGATTGGTGCTATTTCGGGTCAGTTGAAGCAGTTGGCTTTGGAGTTGAATATTCCTGTTGTGGTGGCTGTTCAGTTGGGTAGAGATATTGAGTCTAGGCCGAAGGGTAAACCGCAGTTAAGTGATCTAAGGGATTCGGGAAGCATTGAGCAGGATGCTGATGTTGTGTTGATGATAAAACGTCATTTGAAGGAAGGCGATAACCCTGATGGGAATGGGTCAGATTTCTTTTTGGTTGTTGCTAAGAATAGGCATGGTCAAACAGGTGCAGCTCGTTTTGTTGCGCAGGATAGTTTTAGCAGAATTGTGGAACAATAGAAGTTATGCAGGATAATCAGGTTGAGTGTCGTAGGTGTGGTTTTAGGTGGGCTGTGAACGCTGAGAAACGGGGTAGGAAGGATTTGCTTTGTATTAGCTGCAGGGTGAAGCCTGCTACAACGATTCAGTATGGGAAGTTGAGGTGTTCACCTCATCAGGGGAAGTTAGATCATGATTTGAATCCGATAGATGAGGAAGGTCAGTTAGTTCTTCCAGGTGAACGTATCTGCACTCATAAGGACTGTATAAATCCTGCTCATGTTGTCAGTGACTAGGGTTATGCTTTTCTAAGCAACAAAATAAACAAATAATCAAGCTACGCAAAATAAACAAGGAGTATCAAATGGCTGTTGTAAAAGTTACAGGTAAAGTTTCGAAAGTGTTTGGCGCATCATCACAAGGCTTGTCTTTAGTTGAGTCTTACAAGTCTGCTACAGGTGAAGATTACACACGCACTTGGACTGTCTGGTTCGCTGTGTCACACAACCTAGAGTTAGATTCTGAGGTTACTGTTTTTGGTCAGCTGTCTGTAAAGATTGAAGACTTTGAAGATAAGACAGGTAAGCCAGGTCGTAAAGTGAAGTTGGACATCAACAACGCTCAGATAGATGCTGCAACACCTGCTAAAGCACCTGTTGTGTCTGCACCCTTCTAAATGAAGTCGTGGGTTGTAGGTTTTGTCTTGGGTAGCCTACTGCTCACTAACTCACTGTTCCTAGATCAACCTCTATCAGCCATAAATGGTTTGATAGGGGTTTTTCTGTATCTAGTCATTTTGGTGAACGAGTATGGCAAGAGATAGTTTCAGCTTCACAGTCTTTGGAACAGATCCTGCACCACAGGGAAGCAAAAAATACGTTGGCACTAGACGGACTGCTGCAGGAGCAAACATTCCACTGATCATAGAAGCATCACCTAAACTGCCTGCCTGGAGGAAGGCGGTTGATGATGCTGTCAGACAAGCAATGCAGGATTCCGGTGATTTGAGTAAGTTTGATGGGGCTGTCAAAGTAGAGGCTGTTTTCTATCTAACTCGTAAACCTTCGGTGAAGCGTGAACTGCCTACTGTTCCACCTGACGTAGATAAGCTCACAAGGGCGCTTTTAGATGCCTGTAAAGCGGTTTGGACTGATGATGCCCTTGTTGTCAGGTTAGAGGTCAGTAAGAAGTATGCTGTAGGGCAGTCAGGTGTAGCAGTCACAATCTCTAACTATCCCTAATCTGTATAGTTTTCAGGCTTTTCTATACACATTTCTGTTATGAAAACTTTATAAAGAAAACACGCCCAAATGTTGCTATTTTCACCTAAAGTCTGCCAAACTGTATCTATCAGGCAAAAACGCCTGATACGGACAAAGGACAAAAAATGAGTAAAACAGAAACATACGATCTAGATTTTGCTAGAGAAGCAGCAATTAACCTAACTAAGAAACGTGCAATTCAAGAACTAGAGCGTTGCATTGAAACTATGAAAAGAGCTAATGCTTTAGATGCAGTTCATGGTTTAGAAGTAGCAATTGTAATGATTCAACACCTTAGCAACGAAATGATTGAAGAGGTTGCATGATGTTGCAGGCTGAACTATTTATCAAAGCAGTAAACGCATACAAACTCTGGTGTAAGTCGGGGATGAGTTTCACTGACTTTGCTCATCTTTATGATGAATGGGATGATGCTGTTATGGCTTATGCGAGGGCTTGTAACATCTCTCGTAATGATGCCTGCACTCAGGTTTATGTTGATGTTGCTATTGAAAGGACAAGCAAATGAAAGATGTTTTTTACGGAATCGTGCTAATCAGTTTAGGTTATGCCTTCGTGTTTCTTGTGGGGATGTTGGGCAAAATGATTTGGGGGCTGTAATGTCAGCTGAACGTGTTAGAGAGTTCTATCGTAAGCAGGGTGAAGAGCGTGAACGTGAGCGCATGCTTGATTTGCTTATGGAACAAAACGTTATCCGTATCTGTGGGGCTACAGGCAAACTTGTCTTTGTCAACTGCAACACCTTAGAAGTCTTGTATTTGCAGGATGAACTGTTGAATGAGGTTGCAGCATGAATAAATTGAGAGATACTGACGAGGTTGTGACAACCTTGGGTTCAATACTGCTGTCTTTAGAGCAGTCTTATGCTGAAGGTCAAAAAACAGAGCAAGAACGCATTATTAAACTGCTAGAAGAAAATGACCATCACAGCGTGGATTGGCTTATTGAACTTATCAAGGGAGAAACTAATGAATAAGGAACTCAAATTGTTGTTGATAACGTTAGGCTTGATGCTTGTAGGTATTGTTTGGTTTTGTTTTCAGCAACAGGGCTGTTACCAGGTGGAGTATCAAGATTTGAATGGCAGTCATTACACGACTGTTTGTGAACAGGCAGGGGAATAACGTGAGTTGTCAAAAGTGTGAAGATAACTGTCAGTGCAACAGATTGAACGCTGTCAACATTTGGAGTAAAGAGTATCGGGCTGGTAAAGCTGAAGGGCAACGTGCTGAAGCATCACGCACCTCTGATGCTCTAATTGAACTTGAACGTTCAGGCGTGATAACAAATAATCAGCTGCAGGCTGTCTTAGATCTGATTCTTGAGAAACTGACTGATGTTGCTGACATTGATTGAGGTTATCGGCCTTGTGTTGCTGTTTCTGGTTATTGCTGTTGTGATAACTCTTGCCCTGACAGTTGTTGTAACTTATGCTGCTCAGGTTTCTTATGTTGATCCGTTGAATGAAAGTTTGGAAGATGATTGAGTTTTTAGAGTTTGTGTTTCGTAAGACTATGCGCACCTATTGGTATTCGGCACGTTTCACAGGTAGGAGTTCCGGTATCAATGAGATGAGGTCGTTGATTCACGCCGAAATCAAGAAGCTACAGACCCCTGAAGATAAGCCTAGAACTAAGGCTCAAGTTGAGCGCATCAATGAGTTGTTGTTTATTTTGTCTGAGTCTAAGAAGTTGACTAACTATGTTGACTAGAGCGATAGATGAAGCAGTCGAGTTATTGCGTGACACAAATCTTGTCTGGTCAAGTGACTTAGAAGACATCAAAGAGAACCTGGCACAACTACTTTTGGCTTCTGCAGCTCAAGGGGACATTATGCAGACTATGGCAGATAACTTGGCAAGAAAACTTATTCACGCTGACCCTAACGCAATCATCTATGATCTGAAATTAGAGAAACGCTGATGCTTGAAGACTTGTCTATCCCTGTAAGAAAGTTCCCTTGCAAAGTAAGAACAGTCAAGGAAGAGCTATCTGATAAGGATGCACAAATCTTAGAGTCAGCTGTCATGAACCCTGAATGGCCTTGTGGCACACTTGAAACAGAATTATCTAACAAAGGGGTTACTGTGTCAGAGAAAAGCATCAAAAGGCATAGAGAGAAGAGATGCTCATGTTGGAAGGACTAAGCACCCCTGCACCAAAGGTCACTGCACCTGAAGCCTGGAGTCCGTCAATAACTTTTGATGGTAATGGTGGGGAAGCAGTTTTGCCGCCTGTAGCCGATAGTGATACACCTACCGATGTTGAAGGGTTTTTGCGTGAAGCAGGCATCAATCCTGACGAAATAGAGATTGTTGGTGAACCTAGAGTTTCACGCTGGCAGGTTGCCAGACCTTTTCCGTTAGATCCGATGTGGATGACATCAGTTCGTATTCGCTGGGTCAAGCGTAACGCTCAAATCAATCTGCCCTTGCTTTATTCTTTGGCTAAGAAAACTAAACCTGTAGCACCTAAACCTCTTGATTCAGGTAAAGCCCTAGTCATCCTCTGGTCAGATTTACAGGTGGGAAAAGTAGATCATAGGGGTGGCGTTGATGCCATGATTTATCGAGTAGCCCAAACACAACTAGAGCTAATCAAGAAAGTCAAGGCAGTCAAACCTGAGCGTATTATCTTCTGTGATGTTGGCGATACGATTGAAAACTTTGGGAACGCTGCAGACTTACATCAGTTGCAGAGCAATGACCTTAGCATTATGCAACAGGTTGATTTGGCAACATCTTTAGCCTGGACATGTTTGAAGGAACTGAGCAAGTTTGCTCCGATCACTTATCTATCTGTCGGAAGCAATCACTGCCAATGGCGAGTGAATAAACAGCGTGTAGGTAAAGCCACAGACGATTGGGGTATCCACATCGGAAGGACTTTAGCAAGACTGAGCAAAGAAGTAGGGCTAGACATAACCTTCTTTGAACCTGCCCCTCATGACGAGTCTTTAGCCCTTGACGTGTTCAATGATGGCTTTCACGTTCTTGGTATGGTGCATGGACATCAAGCAAACAGACCTGACGCTGTGCCTGATTGGTGGAGGAAACAGGCTTTCGGTAAGCAACCTGTTCAAGCTGCAACAGTTCTAGTATCAGGACATTTTCATCACCTTCGTGTCTTAGAGTTAGGTAGCACTCAGCGAGGAAGCTCACGTTATTGGGTGCAAGCATCAACGCTAGACAACGGATCTAATTGGTGGCGGACAAGTCAAGGTGAAGACAGTCAACCAGGATTAGTGTGCTTTGAGTTACAGCGAAGCAAGGATTTTGCTGGAACAGTTTGGAAGATTTAGGGGCTGAAAAGGTTTTGACAGTCTGTAAAGCCACAAGTGGAAACAGATTGGACTAGGGTTCGATTCCCTACAGCTCCACAAAGAAAGTAAAGAAAGAAGGACAAAATGCCTGTTTATCTGTTTGTGTGTTCTAATTGTGGAGTAACTCAGCAAGTAGTCACAGACATCAAAACTGAACCTGAAGCACCCTACTGTGGGATTTGTGAATTGGTTATGGTTAGGAAGTTTGGGATACAACACATCCGCTTCAATGGTGGCGGTTGGGGTAAGGATGCCTAATGAGATCACGCATAGCTGTAGCAATCGCAGTAATCATAAGCCTAAACTTTGGCGGTAACATACCAGGTCAGGCAATAGTTCAATCGGAGCAGGTGCAACAAATCAATCTGAAACGTGAACTCTATAAGTCAAAACAAAAGTATCTTCTGCCTAAGATTGTCGCTTACGTCACGACCAGAGCAAATAAGACTCCTTATGTTTTCTCAGGTTCAACAACATCAGGTTGGGACTGCTCAGGGCTAGTCAGATACACCTACAAGCGCATCGGTGTTACACTCCCTCACTCAGCTGATGCACAAGCCCATGAAGGTAAGCGTGTCAGCAACCCTAAGTCAGGGGACATAGTTGTCTTTGCCTATAAGGGCAGAACAGATTTTTATCATGCTGCAATCTATCTAGGCAACAACCTGATAATCAACGCAAACAGAGAGTATGGAACTACTGTCATTGAGCCATTGAGCAACTTTAGACACTCGCAGATCAGGTTCGTTAGAATACTAGAACAATGATTCGTGAAGTGTGTTCCTGTGGTGCAGAGTTTGAAACAGATGACAGAGATGCTGTTGAACTCGTCAAGACATGGCGTAGGACACATAAGCATACAGATAAGCCTTCTAAGGCTGATAGCAGGGACAGTTCAACACTGACTAACACTGATGTCGCTTTAGGCTTTCAAGCCCTCTACGACCCTTACAACGATGAAGAAGAAGAATGATACCTACGCTAATAATCGGAAACGCAAACATTTATCAAGGCAACAATTTAGACATCCTGCCTGAACTACAGTCAAACAGTGTCGATGCAATAGTTTGCGACCCGCCCTACGAACTAGGGTTTATGGGAAAGACTTGGGATAACTCAGGGATAGCTTACTCAGTTGAACTCTGGACTCAGTGCCTAAGAGTACTAAAGCCTGGCGGACATCTACTAGCGTTCGGTGGAACACGCACATGGCACAGACTAGCTGTTGCAATAGAAGATGCAGGCTTTGAGATACGTGACAACATCGCTTGGCTGTATGGATC